AAGAGAAAAAAAGCGACCAAAAAAAAATCAGTCTTTTTTAGCGTACATATATTAAAAATATAAGGTAAGTAGTTTTAACATCCTCGGACATGCCTACAAAAATAATAATTATAGGCTTCAAAAAAATAAAATGTGCCTGTATGTGCAAAAAATTATCTATTGTTTTTTAAAAAATTAGCCTAAAGGGGGGTTTTTTTTCTGGACATATTACGTAGACCTTGTCGCAAATTTTTACCAAATTATTTTACACATCAGCTATGTAAAGTATGTGTTCAAAAAATTCTACTATGTTTTCTTTTAACCAATCATCTCCATTGTACTTGAAGTTTGGCATTGAAGCAGGTCTAACCTTTAGTTTCTTTACAAGTTCCAACCTAGGTTTCATAGTTGTTATCTCTTGCCTACCTAAAGGTTTAGGAAATATAGTTGAGTTTTGTTCTTGAAGCTTGTTGTAGACATTAATAACTTGGCTTATGTTCATGTTATAGTTAATTATAGTTTATATCTGTAAGTGTTCGCTATAGTTATAGTAGAAGGTAGTTATATGTATATCTATCTCTATCTCTACTTTAGGTAATAGATAAGTAAACCTAAGGAAGTCTAACATTAGTAGTAGTTAACCTTAGGTATACTGCTAGGGTATAGCTAGTGTTAACCCCCAGCCATCTATACTGTCCTGTTGTTAAACCATTTAAGATTGTTTGATTTCTTCTTAAATCTATTATGGTTCATAAATATTTGAAGTTTTTTATTTAACAACTCGTTTTTACGCTGTTTTACAGCAGTTTCTTGGTCTCTAGCTATTTGCTTAACAAAGTAACCACAGGCCATAGCTAATACGTCTATTCTATCGTCTATTGATATACTGCCTTTATCTCTACCTATTCTACTCATTTGATAAAACAATTGGTATCGTAAAGCTTTCTCATTCTGATATTTTTCCATTGTAGAATGATAATCTTTAGTAATTATTGTTTCATTAATAACTAGCCTATGTTGTTGAATTAAAGGCTCTAGCGTATCAATAATTCTCTTCTCCTTAGCAATATTATGTCTAATCTCTTCTATCGTTACTGGATAGGTTTTATAGACGAATGGAAGTAGTAATTTAGTAAACATACCTCCACCATAGTTCTCTTCAACTATAATAACATTAACAGTTTCTTTTTTAGCTATGTTGGCTAAGTCTTGTAATGTTTTATCTGTATAACCTCCTATAAGACCTCCAGCATCAGTTAAATATAAATTACCATTTAACATCTTTATAACTGCATAAGCGGTTTCGTTTTCTCCTCTACCGCTAGGGTCTATAGCCATGACTGAACCTTGGTAAGGTAACCAGTCTCCTTGTATTTGCATTGGTCTATAATAAGCATCGTTATGTAAACCTACACAAGGTAAATCATTATGTCGTAATTCTGGACTACTAGCCCAGATAACTTTTTCTGGAGCTGTTGTTGGATTAGTAGACATCACAATCAAGTCTTTTAATTTGATTGGGTATTTATCTTCATCAGATAAAGCTGTATCCAACATAAACTGAAGATTAAAACCAGACTTACCATAACTAAATAATCTTTGGTTTAAATCATCAATGTCAAATCTTTTTGGGTCTGTAGGCTTACCTACTAAATCATTGTTCCAAGTATTCTTAATTAATGGAGCTAATGTTCTACCAAAACTTTGTAATTGTTTTTCATTTGGATATAACGCTGGCCATATTCTTTGTTTATATCCTCTATTTGGTAATTGATTATACAATGACATTTCATTTTGCATTGTACCTAAAAATATAATTCTACCATTTGGTTTTATAATACTTTCAAATTCTTTTACTTGTTCTGAAAGTTTATCTCTCATACCCATAGTAGCTGAATTGTTTGCGCTTTCTACATCATCAGCAACAACTATATCACTTCTACTTCCAGTTAACTGAGAAGTTATACCTAAAGATTTTACTGACGGAGCATGACTAGCTCTTGCAAGTCTAACATCAAAACTAACTTTAGATTGTCTTTGTGTATCTAAAGGTTTTAAATGTGAAAGAATATCTACTTCATTAATTAGTCTTAAAGTAAATGTACTAAAATCATCTGCTCTATTTTTTGATGCAGATACAACTAATATATTTTTTTGTGGGTCTAATAATAGTTGGTGACAAACATAAGCACTACATATCCAAGATTTACCTACTCCTCTAAAAGCGTTGATAATCAAGCGTTTTTCACTACTTTGAATGTAGTTTGCTATATCATATTGAACAGGTGTTGGCTGAGGTAATGATAAATGTTTCCAAATTAAATATAAAAAATTTCTAAAATCTTTTAACTTAGTGGGTATCTTTTCCATCATGGACTATATTTTCTTCTACAGTAAATGGCATTTCATCTACTAATGCTTTTAATGGAGAATGTTCTACTGGTATAGCCTCAATGTTATTATCTTTTAAAAACTGTCTAGCTACATTTAAGTCTGATGCTTTAGCTTCTGGATGCTTTACTTTATCAAGTAATACTTTTGCTAGCTCTTCGTGTAGCTCTTTTAATTTATCATTCATATTATGTTTCAAGTTTTTTTTGGTCTTCAATAACATAACAAGTATAAGAAGCGTATATTTGATTATCTATAATTTGTTGTCTTGTAAAATTAGATTGACCAAATAAGTGTTCATAGCTTAAACCTATGCCATTTTTAATACACTCATAATAATTTTCTTGTTCAATAGGAAATTGTGTAGGAATATAACAACTTTGATTTATTAATGAACAAATATAAAGAGTAAGTGTAAATTTCATTTATTTATAAGTTTTTTTAATTTTTGATGTACTATATAAAAAATAAGAAATAATATTAGAACCTTAATTTCTATCGGTATTAAAAGATTTAATATTTGTAAAGTTTCAACTATCATTTATATTCTTTAAGTAATAAGAACCGATAACAGGTCTTATAAACACGTATTTATTTTTTAGGAAAACCGGCTTTCATATTAGCGTAAGCTTTTGCAGAAATAGTAGATTTTTTCTTTGACCTAGATATTCCTAATTTCTTACGTCTATTTATGTTTCCGTATAGAGAGTTTTTCATTTTCTTTGTTAGTTATTTTTTAAAAATTGCCAAGCAGTTAATATTGTAGCAAAAATACCTGATAAAAATATTATTACTGCTATAGTTCCTTTTGATTTATTTACGTATGATTTAAGTTCAGAAACGTCTTTTCTTAAATCTCTTATCTCATAAAGAATAATATCTATTTGCTCATTTGTAGTTTTATGTTTGCAAATATTTAATTTTTTACGAGTTATTGTTTTCACAATTAGTCTGTATTTTCATCATCAAATTCGTCATCATAATTTGACATAAAATCTTTTTCGTTTACTTTATCTTTTAGCTCTACCAGTTTGTCTTCAATTTCTTCAATTAAATCCATAACCGACACTTCTTTTTTCTTTTTTTTCATAGTAGTTGTCTTTAAATTGTTGATTTATTTACTTTTTTGTTATTTTGAAAAAATGTTTAATACACTTCAATTTGTCTGTAAAAACATCTGCCCAAAATTTCTGAACCTTTTTTACGAAACTTTTATTATTCTTTTTTACTTTTTCGTAATAAGGAAATTTTAATTTTTTATTAAACATATATTGATTTTTTTTTGTTAAGATTTTTTATGTCTATTAGCGAAATTTCTTGCCGCTTCTTTAGAAGCAAAACCCCATTTTTTAAGCGCTAATTTAAGTCTTGTAGGTCTACCTTTTTCATCTTTTAAGGCTCCTTTCATTCCGGCAAAACGAGCCGCAAATGATATTCTACGAGGATTTAAACCGGATTTAACTGGTATTTTTAATTTAGAACCATCTCTTCTATTAAAGAAAGCACGACCTTTAGCATTTAATCCACCACTAGGATTTTGATATATTTTTTTCACCATTGTGTTTGTTTGTTGAGAAAAGACTTAATGGTCTTTTTGAGGTTACTCTATTAAATCCCAAGACTGATTTTCTTCGTTCCACTTATACCTATTTTCATCATTTGGATAAGGTATAGGTGCGTTCCAAAGACAAGTATCTTCATCTAATATCCAAGAATTAAAAGGTTTAGGTGGAATAAAAGCATCTCTATCTTCATCATAAGTATAACCTATTCCTGCGTGATTTTTTCTAAAAGGTGTGCCACCTAATTTGTGAACACCACCCTGCGTATTGTAAGATGTTTGTTTCCAAATAGCCCAGCCAGTTAATTTAGTTAGAAAATCTATTCCAATATTTTCTTGTTCTACTCCATTACTGTCGTGTAGAACTTCATTTACTACTGATTGAACTTCAATCACTTTTCCATTTAAACCTATTTTTGCAAAACTAGCCATTATGCTGTATAACTCCCACTTCCATTAAATTGTAAAATTGTGTTAGAACCTGATGTTGTAACTGTTGGCGAACCAGATGTTGTACCAGTATAAGAAGCAGTTGGTATACTTAATATAACAACTCCTTTTCCACCAGCACCACCAGTACCATCTGACTCTCCACCCCCTCCACCTCCACCTAAATTAGCTGTTCCTGATGCACCTGTACCTGCTTCAATTGAAGAACCATTACCACCACCACCTGCTCCTCCAGTACCACCAGTTCCTGTTCCTGATGGAATATTACAACCCCCTCCACCTCCACCTGCTCTTGTAACAGAAGAACCAGTTATTGAAGATGCTGTACCATTACCACCATTTCCACCAACTGAATTTGATGGATTAGTAGAACCAACAGCACCTGCACCTCCACCTCCTGCACCAGCACCAAAAGAAGTACCAGTTGAAGAACCACCATTATTTCCTTGACTAGGAGATGTACTTGGAGTGTTTCCTGCTCCACCAGAAGCACCATTACCATCAAAACCAGCACCACCACCAGAACCACCTGAAAGACCAGCAGTTCCCACACCTTTTCCACCACCACCACCTCCTGCTGAAGTAATTGTTGTTAATCCTGAACCTGAAATAGATGAATTTGAACCATTTGTACCATTTGTAGATGTGTTTCCACCAGCACCACCATCTCCAACTGTTACTGTAATTACTGTACTTGAACTTACTGTTTGAGTTGATGTTCTATATCCACCAGCACCTCCGCCTCCACCTGCGGCTCCCCCTCCTCCAGCTATTACTAAAAAATCTACTGAATAAGTAAGTGGGTCAATATTTTGTGAACCTTCATTAACACCAGAATAAGAAATCCAACCTTGTGTTGCATCTATATAAACTATTCTTGTTGCTTCTCTATTTGTTGTGAGTTTTTTATTTCCTGTTCCACTTTCAATTTTATTTCCATTAGGAGTTAATGTAATATTGTTTGTACCAAAAGTTCCTGCATAATCTACAATTACAATTTCATCTCCAGCAGTAGGTGAAGCTGGTAATGTTACTGTAAATGCTGATGATGTTGTATTGCAAGGATAACCTCTACCTTTAACAGCAGTAAATCCTGTTGTTTGAACTGATTGCCAAGAAATACCACCAACACCTGAAGGTAAAGCTGTAATTGCTGATAAACTATTATTGTCTATTCTAGCAGACGAAATAGTACCTGAAGTAATTTTACTCGCAGGTAAATCTGCTACTCTAGCATTTGCTAATTCACCTGTAGTAATTTTAGACGCATCTAAATTAGGTACTTCGTTGGCATCAAGAGTAATATTACTATTATCTATAACTCCATTGGTATTAGTACCTAATAATTTAGATAAATCTCTAGCACGAGACATTTACGACTTTCCTTTATTTAGATTGTTGTTGTTATTA